GCTCCAGGAACACTCGGTCCTGTTCGGTGATGGCGCCCCTCTTGTGGATCTTGGCCAGTAGCGCGGTGAACTGCGTTTTCTGCGCCGACTCGCCCGGCTCCAGCCGGTAGTACATCAGGGTGGCGCTACCGGTTGCGCCCTTTAGCGATGGGATGAACGACCGCGCATCGGCTCCCAGATCGGTGGTGGGCAGCAGGTCAACGCTGGTTTCCACAGACCAGCTCTGCACCTTCGCAACGGGTTTGCCGTTGAAGATCAGCCCCCCGGTTCGACCTGTGTAGTAACCCATCAGCTGGCGCCCTCCTGCATCTCAGGCTACCTACCGCACACTGAACAGCGCATCGCTGAAGTCCGCCACCCGGCTCAGCAGGTTGCCGTCCACCGTCTCGCAGGGGTGTTCCAGCGCTTTCACCGTCACCTCGCCCTCTTCGCTCATCGTCACCTCCGTCACCCGGAACACCCGTTTGCGATCGGTTGCCGCGCCCAGCACGAACATGGCGCCCACGTCATCGCGCAGAGCATTGGCCTTGCCGTCCGCCACCGTCACGCTGGCCAGCGAGCGGACGTTGCCGCCGCTGCGATACACCAGCGCCGCATAGGTGCCATCGCGCAGCCGATCGCTTAGCGGGGCATTGAGCACGCCGCCAGGCATCACCACGCCGGCTGTCATCCGGTCCCAGGTGTTCAGCCCCACGTCCACGTAGATGTAGGCGCCAGGGCTCACCGGTGTGTCAGTGGGGACGGTCTGGAACTCAATGCCGCGCCGCACCCATCGCCGCTGGTTGCACAGCAGCTTGCCGTAGAGGATTGCCTGCTTGCGCTGGGTAACGAACTGCGAGAGGTCGAACGTCTGGCGGATTGCCGCATCCTCGACAGCATCCACCAGCTGCACATCGACGCTGGCGTTGCGCGGGAACACGTCATCTTCCTCTGTTTCCCGGTAGATCACCGTGGCGATCAGGTCCTGAACGCTGGCGCCGTAGTCGAGGAACTCTTCGCGGTAGGTGCCCTCCAGGATGTTGCCAGTAGTGAACAGCGCCGAGATGTTCACCCGGCGATTGGCGGTGCCGCTGCTGTTCACCGGCACTGCCGGCACTAGCGTCTCCTTTCCGCCGATCTTGCCAAACTCCAGCAGCGAGTAGGGCGCCACCTCGGCCCAGAACTGCCGCCAGGATCCGACCTCAGCGATCAGCGGATCCATGAACAGTTGGCACCCTAGGCCGCTGTTCTGACAGAACCGCTTGCTTAGGGCCAGGCTCTGCCAGTCCACGCCGGATGGCTTGGCATACCGGCCGATGCCGTTTTCCTTGTCCAGCACCGTGTCAGCGAAGATGTCCGGCGCCCAGCTGGTGCTGCCAGCGCTCTTGCTGTAGGTGCCGTCATCATTCACCACCCAGGAATCCTTACCCTCGGTGACGAACGCCGAGATGCTGCGCAGATCCTGCACGCCGCGGCCGGAGAATACCCCGAATGCCATGGTGCTCATCCGGGCATACTTGCCCTCGGTTGATCTCAGCTGCTGCTCTGTAACGGCCGTGATCTGGAACTCTGGGCCCGCCTCGAAACTGAACTGAATGTCGGTGTCGCTGCGGACGCTGAACAGATCCCACTCATTGGTGAGCACCGGCCCGCGATCTTTCAGCACTGAGCTGATGTCCTTTAGGTTGCCCACCCATCGGAACCGATTGCCGCCGTGCGCGAAGCTCTCGCCTTTGCCGCTGTTCTCAATCAAGGCGATTTGTTTCTGCCCGTTCTGCGCCCGCTCGGCCGCTAGGTCGCTGATCGGCTGAAACTCAAACTCCCACTTCTGGTTGCCGCTGCCGGCGCGAAAGTCAAGGCTGATGAAATTATCAAGATCAGCGGATCTACGGCAGGCGATAATCAGCGGCAGCAGATCCTGAGTAGACCTACTGAGCGGCCGATACAGCACCCGGAAGAATGCCATCCGGGCCTTGATGCCGTTGTCGCTGGCCTTGTATCCCTCGGGCTCGCTGTCGCCGTATTTTTTCTGCCTGCCCTGAATGCGGCGAAACAGCTTGACCCGCATCGAGAACGACACTATCTCGCAGGCTGTCACCGTCTGATACGCGGCGCTGTCGGCTTTGCACAGGGCCTTGGTGTAAAAGCTGTCATCCTTTGCGCCGTTTTCCGGCGCCTTGCTGTCGCCGTAGGGTGTTGACGGGGTTCGGCCGGCAGCGATGCAGCGGAACGTGGCCCGCACCTCGTTGTCGTCAAGGTTGGTGTTGTCGGTGATGCTGAGCAGGGCGAATCGGGCAGTGCCCAGCTGGTAGGTGCTGCCGCGGTCCAGGCTGCTCACCAGCTGGTAGCGCTGCTCCTGGGCGGCCTCTTCGGCGATGTTGGTTTTTTTGTTCTGGGTCTTGGCGAATACCAGCGTGATCTGTGTGCCGACCGTGTAGCGACCACTGCCGCCAGCGCCCCATCCGTTGGTGGTCAGGGTGATGCCATTGTTGGCGGTCACGATGTCGCCTTTGCTGTTGCGCTCCTGTAGCTGGACGTTGATCGGGATCGGATTGAACACCCCGCAGCTGGTCAAACTGCTGGGGCTGAATGCCTGGCTGTAGCCGCTGCGGCGAGTTGCGCCATCGATGATCCGGCACACGTCATCACCCGGCGCGGCGCCCTCGCGGGAGGGGTCGCTGTCATCGCCGATCTGCCGTTGGTTGAACCTGGCGTTGCCGCTCTGGTTGAAATAGAGCCAGGTTTTTGATGCGGCGAACTCCCGCAGCGGCAGCTGGCCGAATGCCACCCGGTCCCAATCAATCTTGCGGATACTGGCAGCACCGGCCACCAGCAGCAGCTGCATAAATTGCGAACTGCCATAGCTGCGGACGCTGGACCACACCAGCGACGTGGCCACACGCACGCCGCCGCGTGGATTCTGCGCGATGTTGGTGTAGACCAGGTTGATCGGCTCGCCGTACTGGGCCAGCTCCTGGGAGCTGTTGAACCCGAACCGTGGGGCGAAGCGCTGCTCACGGGTCTGCCGCGGACTGCGGCCGGCGCTCGGCACCGATGGCCGCAGCAGCAGGGCGCTGGCCACCTGGAACAGGATGCCCACCACCGTGAGCGCAAGGGCGACGGCGCCGGGGCCCGCTTGGATCTCCGCCTGTTGATCCTCAATGCTGCGGCTGTAGTCCCTCTGTTGCGCCGCGATGAAGTCCAGGTAGTCCTCCTGGCTCACGCCCAGCTGCTCAATCAGCTGGTGCTCATAGGGCAGCAGTCGTCTCATTGCAGCCGGTAGCACTGGCCGGCGCCTTGCGGCAGCGGCGTCATCACCACAGTCTGTCCAGGGGCAATGAACATCACCCCGCCATCCACTGCCACACCCAGCGCCGCTGCAGCGCCGCCCAGCAAGATCGGGTCGCCCGGTAGGGCCGCGGCCACAGGGTCGGCCAGAGAGGCCAGCAGCCGCCGCAGGTGAAGCAGCCCGAACGTCTCGGCTGTGTGCTCCCGGTAGACCCACTCGAAATGCGCCGCGTGATCCGACAGGCCCAGCTGCCGCCGCACTGCGCAGACCAGCTGGAAGCAGTCCGTGCATCCGCTGCCATCACCAGGCCGGCAGCCCCACCGATACGCCAAGCCGATCAGATCATTCATCTCAGGTAGAGCTCCGCGTTCAGCGGCAGGATGCCCACGTTCTGGCTGGTCAGTGTGCGGGCCGGGAAGTTGCTGCCGACTGAATCCATCGCTGATCTGAACCGCAGCTCCACCGTGTCATCGTTGAACCCGGAACCTGAGCCCACATAATAATCCTCGTACTGGTTGGCGATTGCGCCGGTGGCGTTAAGCCAGAGGGTGGTCAGGGTCAGCTCGCTCAGCCGGTTGCCGTCGCCTTCCTCCACCAGCCGCAGCACCACCTCTAGGTTGGGGAACAGCACCTGCACGGTTTCATTGTCGCCGCCCAGGCTGGCCATTGCGCCGCTCACCTGGAACGGAGCGAAGTCATACTTGGCGCCTAGGTAGGTGTATTCCTGGGCGACAAAATAGTTCTGATAGCGGTGCCGGGTGCCGCTGCTGGTGCGCAGATTGAACAGCTGAGCGATGCGAATCGTGCTCATACGTTCAGCTCGGCCACCAGCTCCACGGTGATGCTGCTGATCTCATTGCCGGCCCATTGAATCGACGGCGGGCCGGCATACTCCCACAGGCAGCCGTCAGGGGAGCGCAGCATTGAGCGCAAGCCGGGGCGCTGCGGGCTGCTGCTTTGGCCGGTGGTGGTGACGCCCGCAAACGTCTCAGGCGGCAGCTCGAAGCGATCGTCTTCATCAATGTTTTCGTAGTGCCGCACCACCTGCAGGATGTCCCGATCGCGGCGGTTAGCAAAGGTGAGGCGCAGCTGATAGCCGAACTTTTTGTTTCCGTACCGGCGCTTTACCGTCGTGCCCGCCATGGTGCGGAACACCTTTGTTGGGTAGGTGCCGAGCGTCATCTGCCGCTCGTTCGGTTTCAGATCGGGGAAGGTCGCGGCCATCAGCGGATGCCCACCTTGCTACGGGTTGCTGGGCTCTGCTGCAGTCTGTCCAGCGTCATGCTCATGCCCCGCTTGGCGCCATCATTGGCGGCACGCTTGCGGGTCTCGGCCATTGCCGATTCGAGCTGGTCACGGGAGACGTACTCCACCCCGTTGATAGTGGTGGTCTCAAAGCTCATGCTCAGCACCGGCGAGGTGTTGCTGCCGGCAGGTGATGCACCCATCAGCTCGCGCATCCGATCGCCACGGTTGCCGTCCGGGGCCTGCAGCGCCACGGGGATCCGGCGGCCATCAGGCAGCGGCACATAGGCCTCATTCATTGAGCCTTCGCCGAATAGGGCCACCTGGGGGGTGCTGGCGACGCCACCGCGAGAGTAGGCCTTCAGCGGCAGCGGGCCGGATGGGGACATGATGCCGCCGTTGGCGAAGAACGGGATGCCGGTGCCGCCAGCAAAGCCGCTGGGGTTAAAGCCGAGGGCGGGACTGGCCTGGCCAGGGCCGCTGCCGAATCCACCGAATGACGGCCCACCCAGTGCTTTCAGCACCGACTGAAGCGCGATCATCACGATCTGCTTGGCGATTATGTCAGTCGCCATTTTGACAAATGCCTCGCCGATGTTCTTGAACATGTTGCCCAGCGTTTCCTTGACCGACTCGCTGCCAGTTACCACGGCAGAGACTGCGCCGCTCATTGCTGATGACATCTCAGATTCAATCGTTTTAGAAACATTGATCGTCACCTGCTCGATGTTTTGCATTTCATCAAGGGATCGCTTCAGCTCGCCGATGTAGAGCCTCAACGCCAGCCCCTGCTGAATCTGCGCGGCCACGCTGGCGTCGATCAACTCAAGCTGTTTGGCGTAGAGCTGGTTGACCTGCTCCAGGCCGGCGATTGCAGCCGCCTTGTCGTCCGCATCCTTGATCGCATTGATGCCCTCTTGCAGTCCCGCCACAACCACGGACTGGTCACGGTAAAGCCTGGCCTTCTGCAGCTCGCCGTCGATCACCTCGCTGCGCACACCCTCCATCAGCAGGCGGTTGCGCAGCTGCAGATCCTGAGCGCTGGTCTCTAGCTCGTAGTTCTGATCGATCAGCCCTTGCGTGAGCTTTTGAGTAAGCTCTTTCCTGTCGAACTTGCGCAGCTCGTCGTTCTGCTGCTTGATCAGCTTCAGCTCCTCTTCGGCCTGATTCAGTCGTTCGCGGGCCTGCTGAATGTTGCCCTCGCCGCTCACGTCCCGCACCGGAAGCGGCTGGAACCCTGGCATATCAGCGCCGGGGAGCAGTCTTTGAGACATTGGTAGTGGGGCGCCAGTCGTGCCAGCCCGTGAACGCGGGTCAAGGTGCATCAGCTGCGTGCCGCGTGGAAGATTGCCGGAATAGCCGGCCGCGCCGCCGAGATTTGCCACCGATGACAGCGGCAGTGGCACGCGAGTACCTTCAGGCACGAATACATCAATGGCGCCAATCCCGCTGGCGTACTTCTTGTGAGCCGCAATCCCCTGCCTGACGATTGACTGAACTTCAGCCCTTGTCATGCCCTGTCGGAACTGGCGACCACTGCCCAGCTCTGTCGGCACTCCCTGGGCCAGTAGCCCCATCACCACGTCAACGGTGTCTTGGATCAGAGCGTCTCTATTCATGTTCTGGAAGTGGCCATGCACCCAGCCGCGAGCATTGAAAACCCTGCCCGTGCTGCCGAAGGTTGCCTGGCCGCCCATGCCCACTCCAGCCGATTGCACCTGCCCCGCACCAGCCTCCATCGCCTCAATCCGCTGGCGCGCGGTCATGTTGGCCAAGGTTTGTTTGTGGACGGTTTCGGCCTGCTGCAGCGCTTGGCGAGCATCGTTGACGGCCCGCTGGGCATCGGCGACTCTCGCCGTGTTCTCGCTGAATCCCAGCATGAACTCAGAGAGCACCTTGGCCGCAGCGCGAGCCGGGCCCAGCAGTCCCTCACTCCAGAGATTGAGCACCCTGGACTGCAAAGATTGATTGAACTCAAATTGCTTTAGCGCCAGGGTCTTGCTGTTTTCGTATCGCTGATTGTCCAGCTCGATTGTGTTCTGCTGCAAGCCCTCTTCGATTTGCAGCTTTTCAGCCGCTAGGCGGGCCTGTGCGCGGATCTGATCGGCTTCGTATTTGCGGCCGGCTGCCTCTGCGGCTTTCGCGGCCTTCTCCGCATCCTTGGCGGTTTTGTCGGCAGCTCCAGCCTTGGCAGCTTTGTCGGCAGCTCCAGTCGGGGCGGGCACAACCGGCAGCGGCACGGCTCCAGGAGGCGGCGCGGCCGTAGGCGCAGCAGGTGCCGATGCGGCAGGGGGCCGGAAGTTCAGCGCCTGTTCCATGGCGCCGGCCACGTCCACGCCCATCAGCTTCAGAATCGCCTGCATAGGATTGAGGCGCTCCAGCATCTGGGAAATCAGCCGGCCCCAGTTGATGCCAATTGAATCAAATACGCTGCCAAAAATAGACTGGATGTTGATACCCAGCTGCCTGAATGCTGCGTCCACCGGGTTAAGTGTGCTCAGCAGGTTCTGCATTGCCTGCCTGCCAATCGACTCCACGGTGCGAAATGCGCCCACTACGAAATCCCGAGTGCCCGCGATGATGGCCTGAGCGCGAGCGGCGGCCTGGCCGATGTCTCGCTGCAGCGCAGCGAAGAACACGCCGAACCGCGCCGGGATCGTGTTGACAAACTCCCTAAACGGCTCATTGAATTTGTAGGCCGCGGCTGTAGCCGCCGCAATGCCGACCGCCACCAGTGCCCATGGGCCCAGTGCTGCGAGGTTCAGAGCCGTGGCGGCCTTGGTAGCCATGCCTGCGGCTGCGTTGAAGCTGAGTAGCCCAGCAATCGCCGCCTTTGCTCCGCTGACGCCGCCCACCAGCGCCAGCGCGCCAGACACAGCATTCACCGCCACCACCAGCCCCAAGGTGCTGATCCCGGCTGCAGCGGCAGCAGCGCCGATATTCCTGATCGGATCAGGCAGTTTCATCGCTGCGCTGATCGCCATGTTGAACGTGTCAATCAGCGGCTTCATTGCTGCGCCGATCATCCCGCCGATCTGATTGGCCAGGTATTCAACGTTGCCACCGGCCACCACGATGGAGTAGTTGAAACCCTGCATCTTTTTCTGGGTTTCTTCGGCTACCCCGCCAGCGTTACGGACGAACCCGAACATCTCCTGAATCTTGGATTCAGTGAAGTTCATCGTTGCGAGGAACTTACTGGCGGCCTCTGTGCCAAACAGCGCCTTTGCCAAGATCGCCTGATCGCTGATACTCAGCTTCGCAAAGCTATCCTTGAGCGCCAGGATCACCTGATCCATTGGCTTTAGCTTGCCTTGCGTGTCTAGGATCTGGGCGCCCAGTACATCCATCGCCTTGCCCAGCAACTCGTTGCCTCTGGTCAGGCTCTGAATCTCCTCATCGGCGCCGCCGGCTGCGGTCTGCAGTCTGAACAGGCCCATCCTCAGGCCGGTGCCAGCGTCGCTGCCGCGGATGCCTGCGTTGGCCATCAGGCCCAAGGTGGCGGCCAGATCCTCAATGGAGACACCCAGTGTCTTGGCAACCGGCGCGCTGTATTTCATCGCCTCGCCTACATCCAGCACTCCCTGGTTGGACTTGTTCGCCGCCTGCGTGAGGATGTCAACGACTCGATTGACCTGGCTGGTCTCCAGGCCGAACGCCCGCATGTTGTCGGCAGCGATGCTGCCCATCTGCTCAAACGACACCGCCGTGGCTTCGGCGCCGCGCACGATGCCCGCCAGGGACTGCGTAGTTTCCTGGGCAGTAAATCCAGCCCGGCTCAGTGACGTGGCCAGCGCTGCCACTTCTGTGGGCGTGCCAGCCGCCACAGCGGCGACCTTCTCGATCTCCTTCTGTAGCACGCTGAACGACCCGGCGCCGCCTTCGATGGCCGCCGCCTTCCGCACCTCCGCATCAAACCGGCCCGCCTGCATCGTGATCTGCTGCAGCCCCCGGCCGATGCCCGCTGCCGCCAGGCCCGTGGCGAGTTTCTTGCCCAGCGAATCACCCGCCGCCGCTGCCGTCCCGTCAAGCCCCCGCAGTTTCCCTTCGAGTTTCTGGATCTCGGCGCCGTACCGCTGAAACTCGCGGCTGCCGATCTTGGCCTGCTCCTGCAGCCCACGGAATGCGCCAATGCTGCTGCGGATCCCGGCGATGGTGTTGTCGTTGGCGCGGGCGAACTGGAACGTGGCCGCCCGCAAGGTGCTGATTTCGCGTGCCGTGGTCTGGCTGTTCTTGCCCAGATCCTGCAGCGACTTCTTCGCCCGGTCGATATTCCCGCCGCCCTTCACCTCGGCTGAGAGCCGGATAGCGGTATCCAGGCTCATCCGGGCCATTGGTTATCCGATCGCCATTCCTGAGATCAGCCTACGGATCAGCCCTCATCACCCCCAAAAACTCCCGCTCCACTAGCCGCAGATCCTCCATCAACCACACCCGATCGGAGCGTTTCACGCCCTCATCCTTGGCCCACAGGAGAAACACCTGATAGTCCAGCCCCACAGGCCCATTCATCCCCATCCGCCACTGGGTCTGGAGCTTCATAAACCACCCGATCACCTCGACGTTATCCGCCAGCAGGCCGAACGTCTCCGGTTTAATCTCGCGCTCAGGCACCGCCAGGCCGAACATGGCTGCAGCATCAGCCGCATCCTTGCCATCGTCGGCTGGGTCGCCCTTCGCGGCAGCGGCGAGGAACCGCGCCGCGTCGATCAGTTTTTTGCGCGGAACCCTC